CAATACCCAAGCCCGTGCGGATGTTCAATAATAGGTTCGCCCGTAATGCCACCTCTTTCGAAAGCAAAAATCCGGTAAGATGTATCATCCACTACAGCAACTTTATCTTTGCCCTGGTAGAAGATAATCCAGTGCATCTGGCCTGTAACCGGATCAGCATCGAACGTAAGCACGTCCTGGATTCGAAGCCAATAGAAGTATGGCTCCGGTCTGTCGCCTTCCTGATTCTCAGGCAAGTCGACAACAAGAACAGAGTTGATTTCGGTCTTGAGGTATTCCCAGCCTACGCTTTTCCAAACCTGAGGCTCATGGAGCTTCTCCTGGCGGTACCACTCCCAGTCATCTCTCTGCTCGGTGTTTCGAAACTGGAAGTTGAACTTAGGGTCTCTTCCGTCGAAGACACGGAAGAGCTTATCGAACGCAATACCTGTTACTTCATTGGTCTTGAGCGGGAACCGGAAGAGGAGTTTGAAAATCCGGAACTTGTCGTCGGGGATCAATGAAGCGACATTGGAGAGGAAATCATGCAGAGGCTGAGAAAAATAAGGAGACACTCTAGTCTCTACATGGAACTTGATCCGATTTTGGTAAGCTCTAGCCTTACTCAGAACGGGACCTTTTCTGTTTTCCCTTATCTCCTTCTGTATTTGCTCGATACTTAAGGCCATTTTCTGTCAGTTCGAACTTTGAATCTTTGGGGAGCGTCCATCCTCCATTGCGAGGCATCCGGAGGAGGCGCTCAGCGTGTTCTAGGGTAAAGTCCTGCTGGATCCCGTGTTCCGGAACCACCAGCAGGACTGTTGTTACTTTTGCTCCTCTCATGGATTAACCATTAAGCAGGGACGAGATCGGTGAGAGGATTGAAATCCGTAGGGGTAACAATCTTCAGGTCATCGGAATAGTTCGGAGCGAACTGCCAACTGATGTTGTTGGAGTCGGGGTTCTCCAGACCGCCGTGGCCCTTGTCACTGACGAAGAAGGAGCGGACAGGGATCGGATAGTACGTGGTGGCCGTTTCCGGATCCTGAAGTGCCTCAATCTGACCATTATCGTTGAACAGATAGACGCCCAGGTTGCCAGCATTGGACTCGCACATGAGCTCCTTCATGATTTTGATAACGTTCTGGGGCATACGGCGAAGTACTGCAGAGAAAGCAGTAGGCTCTGCGCCGAGAACTTCCTCGACGCCGCCGAGTGTCTCGTTGCCACCGCCAAAAGTGCGAGCTGCACCAGGCTCACTGGTGGGCGCCTCGACGTACGGAGAGACAACGATTTTCGAGCCATCCTCTGCAGCCAGGAGAGCTGTCCAGGAAGCCTTGAGGAGAATGGAAGCAGTCGCGGTGAAAGAGTTCCGGGTGCCGTCGGCCTTGCGAAGACGCTGGAACGCCACCTTCTGAATCTGCCCGAAGTTCTCGCCACAAGCAACAGCCGGAATAGTCGTAAGACTGGGAGCAGCAGGACACTGACAAGTAAGACTCATGATGTTGTTCTTTTGATGTTAATAAAATTCGTTTTCCCGTAAGAGCTACCTTTTGCTCCTGTCGCAAATATAATCAACTTTTTCGAATCGTATGAACTTTTCTGAAAAATTTTCTGGCGATTCACAGTAAATTCTAATTTTGAGCCATATTTCGAACTGAAGGCCTTACCCTGACTCCCCGTGCTTTCTTTGAGCTCTTCTTTGAGAGTTTCGCCATAGCAAGATAACGCATCGGGTCTATACAGTGGTTGAAAGCGTCAACCGGTTTATTAAGGGTCTTACCAGTCTTATCTCTGTCCCACATGTAAGAACGAAGTTCCATAATAAGATTGGTACTTCTTTGGGTTACAAAGAAGTCATCGTCCTGGAGGATGTCAATCCCGAAGTTGACAGAGTCTCTTCCCTTAACAGCTTTCACCACGTGAAACCCATAGGCGTTAATCTCGTCGATAGACTTCGGCTCGGCTGAGTCAGCCACTACAAAGTCTTTGCCCTTGACCCCGACGCTTCTCATGATATGGGCCAAATCTGAGTTCTTCAATCCCGTGCGATAAAGCATCTCATCCCAGATAATTGAGCCATTCCATTCCCATGCGCCGACTATGGTTGAGGGATCGTTGGTATAGCCGAAGTCGATAGCATATCCTATGAGTTTAGCTTCCTTTGGTATTGTTGCAATCTGGGACCAGTTGGAGAAAATAACTCCTTCGAGGGAGCCAAGAAGGCCAAGACCATACACTCGCCACCAGTTGTGCCAGTAGTACGACTTGATATTGCTCGGCTGGAAGAGTGCATCGCCTTCTAATTCCGTGTTGAAATAGGCCTTCGTCTTAGCCTTCTCAATCTCCTTGACAATCGACTCGCTGAGGGCCTCATTATCCTTATAGGTGAGAGTAAGCCACTCGGCATCAGGATCATCCTTGAGTTCATCATGTACCCAGAACCTGTTCGACGGGTTAAAGTCGAGCCATATAATATCTGATGTACGTGCGGCGAGCTGGTGGTAGGTCTCAAAGTCAATGTTGTTACACTCGTTGATGTAGAGGACCTTACGTCTCGGACCACGCACCCTAGACTCCTGGTCTGCGGAGAAGAACTCTATGTAAGACCCATTGGCGAAGGTGTACTGGAGAAGGGTCTTGTTGTAGTGTGATTCTACACATCTTCCTGTGGCCTGCATTATCCGGAGAAAGTCCTTGAGTGCGCCTTTCCTAAGATGAGGCACTGTCTCTGAGACGACCGAACAATCCGTACCTGGATGCTTGATGCAATAGTCAATGAGAAGCGGGAGGATCCCATAGGTCTTGCCTCCTGAGGTCCCTCCCGGTACAACTCTGATGCGTTTGGTCAGCTGACGAAGCTTTGCTACAGCCGTAGTGTAGCGAAAGCCCTCTACCTCATTGACATAAACCGGCATGCGAGCAGCAAATTAGAGAAGGTCATCGTCGTTAGACGAGTCTCTAGGAAGCTGGGGGTTGTCAACGAACAAGGGTTGTTCTGTCTTCACGTTAGCGTCCACCTTCTCGGAGAGGCCAAGGTCTCGGATGATGAGCTGAGGATTGTACCCGCCAATAGCAGCGCCATCGAATTTCTGTTCATAGATAACGTGTTCAATACGCTGAACAACTTCCTGGAACTCGGGGAACTTGCCATCTTTGTTGGTACGTATGCTGAATACGCTAGTCTTAATCCCGTGATAGAGGAGGAACAAATCAAAGGACACCCAGGAGAACGGACGAGTCGTAGTCATCTCTACGATTTTTCCCGCGCTCTCTCCGGAACGAATGAAATCCTTCCTAATCATTGTATCCTCATTCTCTCCCTGGAAATAAAGGCAAGCCAAATCCCACAGGGCTTGGGGAGTGAGTTTGGAACCCGGTTCACCCGCATCCTCTTTCGGGCATTTACCCATCAGGGCTTCCCAGAAAGCAGGCTGCCAGGGGCGAAGGCCGGTTTTCTTATCAATGGGCTGCTGAGCATCCCTTCTGTTTCTTTCTTCGGGCTGATTATACTTGGGCATAGCGAATTACAATCTACAAATATAAACATCGCAAATATAATTAAACATTCCGAAATACTTCGAAACTCAGCAAAGAAAATTTTGCTCGGCCGCGCGAGTAGAAATATGGTTCGTGTGTACGAACGCCCAAGAGGCAACGTTAGTAGTAACGTTACTAGTGATTGAGCATTTTGCTGGACCAAAAATATTTTAGGGTCCCATAGTTACAGGCTAAAGAACCCAAGCTCACACAATAAGTTTTTGGAGTAAAAATATTGTTCCCATTGATTATCAATGAGTTACGTATTTTTCTCACACAATAAGAAAAAATATTGTGTGAGCGCTAAGTTGTTCATAGTGAACATGTTAGGAGCGCAAAAATGCGTTTTCACACAATGCTTCGCGCGCTAGCAACATTTCTACGTTCTTTACGCGACCGCGTGCGGCCCATACACTATTCCACTATTTTCTCTTATTTTCGTTTTAGTGTTGCTATAAGTATTGTCTCTATTGTGTGAGTTGGGTCTTAAGTTGTTGATTTAGAATGCGTTAGTCCTCACACAATAACTCACACAATAAGAGGAACAATGATTTTATTGTGTGAGTGCGAGTGAATTTTTTTGTATTTTTTGCGCTTTTGCGCCGATGCTCGTGAATATTTTTTGGAAAATCCTTCCAAAAACAGGATTGTGGACGAGAAAAAATTTGGGGAGTCGCGTACTGGCGATGCGGTCGCGTCCCTGCGCGACCCCAAGAGAAATTTGGTCCAAAATTATTTTCCTGTAACGCGAAGGCCCCTGGAAAAAATTTCCCCGGCCGCACAGACTCTCAATGAGAATCTGTGAAAAAATTTCCCAGATCGCACAGACTCTCAACGGGAATCTGTGAAAAAATTTAC